TTTGCAATGGTAACATCTGCTGAGATTTCTCCTTTTGCAGTCATTTCCTGTACAATTACTCTTTCTACTTCAGCTTCCAACGCCTTAGCATATGAAGCTTGCATTTTACCCTCACCAGTTAATGGAACTGTGTCCAATATAAAGTTTGAAAGTGTTGAGTTTGCTAACACGTAGGCTTTATCAATAACACGTCTGCGAGTTAAAAAATGATAGTCATCTTCAACCGTACAAGCCAAATGGTCATCAACAAAATAGTAACCCGACTTACCAACGTGAGTGCAAGGTGTAATGAAACCTTTATTGTAAAGCGCATCAATATTCACCTGTTCAACTGGAGCGTCAAGAACAAAGAAATTAAGCGGTTTTAAAGCTCCATCTTTTACTCTTCCCACATTTACGTGCACTTGGTTTTTTGCAATTCTACCCGCAAGAACTCCAACCGCTGCACCTTTAGAAGCCGTTGCTCCTGTGCGAGTTTCAGTATCTCCAATTAAAACCGCTACACGATTGTAAGTGGTTGCCGAAAAGCCTACTAAATCCGCCGCAACTCCAGTGTAATTGTAAGCCTCAATAATATAAACAACTGGCTGTGTTTTTTCTGTAGTGTACTCTTCAGCAATTGCCTGAGCGGCTGCTAATGTTGCTGGAAATCCAGTACGTAAACCCGCAGTTACATCTGTATCTGCTACAGTTGGAGCGTATTTAAGCGTTACGAATCTGATGCGTCTATTAGATGCTAATAAAACCGCTTCCGAGTCAGCCACTAATTGATCTAGTGTTCGTGTTTTTGCAACACCATAAATCCAAAGCTCCGCTCCAGTTCCCGCCTCAGCGTAAAACTCTTTAATGGTTTTATGTAGTTCATAGTTTGCGGCAACCGTTGGAATAATTCCTAACGTTTCCGCCTCGTCTAATGAATAGACCGTGTAAGGCGTTGCCAAGGCAAACGAGCCATTAGCAGCGGCACTTCCCACTATAGCACAAACTCCGTCAGGGCTTGTGGCTACAACTCCAAGATTTCCGTTTTCAAATCCTATTGATACTCCTGGTCTCATTACTCTTCGTTTTTAGTTTCTTTAGCTAAATCCTCAACAGAGGTTCCTCCATCAACTGGAGCATCAACAACTGGAGCATCAACTACTGGAGCAATAACTTCCATAGTTACTACTTTGGCTGCCTCATCTTTTTTGATTAAATCATCGATAGCCGCTAAAAGTTCTGGTTTATTAGCCTTTTCTTTTAGCTCTACGTTATAATTCAATTTTGCAAACTGAACTAATTCTGCTTTTGTCATGTCCTCAAGTGCTGGAGCATCGCCAGAACCTGCGTCAAGTGTTTCCTCGTCAACAACTTCCATGTCAGCTAAGAATGTAGGATTCATTACTAATTCAACCGCTTTGTCTTCTAATGTCTTAGCGTGCATTTTTGCATCGTTATCATTATAAAAACACTGTCCATCAGAGGTCATGTGAACCTCTTTTAAGTTTGGATTACTTTTAAAAATCTCTGTTTTCATACTATAAAAATTTTGGTTTTATACCTTTCCAAATCAGACTAACCGAAACGATTATCAGTAAAATCCAAAAAAGGCGCATTTTTGTTTGTTGCCACCAAGTGAGCTTATTTACTTCTTTTGTAATTGTAATTGTAACAACCTTTTTTTCTACTTCGTGAGTTGACTTCCATTGTGCAAATAGCTTTTGTGCCTCTGCCTCGCAATCAACTTTTAATTTGTTGTTATCAATCCGAACCTTTGGGCTTTTTAAAGTGCGCCCTGGTTCGGCTTTGATAACTTCTTTTACCACAACCTTTCCGTTTTGACAATCTAATAGTGCCTGATAAATCGAGCTATCGGCTTCGGTTTCGAAAATTGTATCGTGAACGGTTTCGGTGATGGTTTTTTCTGTTGTTGTGTTATTCTGCACCACAGCTGATTTAGTGCTTCCGCAGGAAATCAGCAAAATGGTGAGAACAAAAAACAAACAACCTTTGCTAAATATGTTTTTCATTTGTTCTAGTTTTTAATTTGAAAGTGCATTCCGTCTGGTCTTGTTTTCCAATCAGCTCCACAATCAAAATACTTTCTTGAAATGTTTATAAACTCTATTGAAAAAGGCTTTAAACCCTTTTTAATACATTGCTCTCTTGTTAATCCTAAAGGATTGTTTTTTGCATTTGCATCAACTGCGCAACCAAATGCGTGTAAGGAAAGAGAGTCTAAACCTCTTTTTAAACGAATGCTAAAAATTCCGTTCCACTCGTTTATTTCTGAAATTAGGTTGTTGTCAAAAAGGTCTTGAAGCCATGAAATTACTTTTGGTGCAAAATCTTTATGAGCATAAATTTTTTTAGGTAAAACAGGACAGGCTTTAATAAGGTGAGCAGGAACTTGAACTATTGACATATTTTTAAGCTCCCACTGTGTTTGCTCATTTTTATTTGTAGTTCTTGCGTCGTCTAAAGGTGAGCCGTATCGCTTTAATAACTCTTTTGAGGTTACCATTATGTTTTTCCGTTTAGTTGTTTGAATTTTCGTAGTTCATCTGTTAGCTGTTCAATTTCAACCAACAACATGTCTATTTTTTTATCACGTTCAATAATTTTATTATCTCGCTCTTCTATGGCTTTAATTGCCGACTCTAAACGATCCTTTAAATCGTCTAATAATGACTTGTAAAAATCTGAGGCTTTTATTTCGTTGTCTATTTCGGCAGACTTTGCCTCTGCGTTTGTTTTTCTTCTTGCAAAGAACCAAGTGACTAGTGCCGTTACAATAGTTCCAATTAGTGGGTAAATAAATTCTTGCACGTGTGATAAGTTTTAAAGAAAACTGCCGCCGATTGACGGCAGTTTTGGTTTATACTAATAGATAGCTGCGATTGCTTTTGAATCAAAAGGCATTGCAATAAAGTAATGTCTGTAATTGATTAAGTTCGTTTGAGCTTCAGGATCATTCTTAGCCTCTTTAAAGTATTGCTTAGTCATTCCCGTTTTCTTAGCAATTTGACCTATCCAGAAAGCAAAAGAACCTTGACGGTCTCCCGCAGCTTTAACCGCTCCAAATGCTTTTTTAACTCCAGCACTGGTGTATAATGGGTTACCGTTATACTGGTATAATTCAAACCCAGCAATAACTGGAGCAGGCATACCTGTGTTGTAGTTCACTAATTTGTCACCGAAGTTTTTACGGTCAACTAACAAATCATTCCAGTGCGCAGTTGATAAAACTAAACGTCTTCCTTCAACTGGAACTTCAGCTGCATCTAAAGCATCTTTTAAGTTTACTAAATCGTCATAAACTAAAGAAGCTGGACCTCCTGAAACTCTAGGCGTACCCGTTGCAGCAATTACTGGAGTATTCGCAGTATTTGAAGCTGGTGCAATTGCGTGAGCCGCTTTTTGGAATTTCTTAGCATTAATAGACACCGTGTGCGATTTTGTTGCTGGATCAATAACATCGTAAGACGCTCCAATGATTTTATCATCAGAAATTGAAGTTGCCTTAGTTTGGAATTTATCTAAACTAACAACAGTTTCGTCGTCTGTGTATGCTTGAATCGCTAAAGGATAAGCCGTATTATTGATTAATACATCAGGGTTAAATGATGTACGTGGAATGTGGATAACATTCAATTCTGACGCATCTCCTGAACCCATTTCTAACACGTTTGTGTCAAGTTCTGGAATACCGTCCAACCATGGAGCTACGTTTTGAGTAGTCAAGTTTTGGCGCACTCTAGCTAACCAAACATCTGCAAAATTTGCTGGCATCTCTTCTTTTTTTAGTTAAATAATTTTTTGTACTGGTCTGGGTTGTCGTTTTTGAATGCTAACTGAGCATCAAGTGATAACTTTTGGAAGTCGTCCATTGTTTTTACATCTCCAGTTGGATTTTCGGGATTAGTAACTTTACCAGAAAAGTTTTGTTTCGATGGAATAGAACCGATAACGGTATCTAATGCAGTTTCAGAAGTTAAACCTAAGTTTACCATCTCGTCTTTTTGGTCGGCTTTGAATTGTCCGTTAGTGATTGCCAATGCAACCTTTTGTTCAATTCTAGTTTTAGCTTCCGCTTTGGCTTTTTCTTCAGCAGTTTTTGCCGCTAATTCTAAAGCTTCTTTTTCTCCTTTAACTTTCGTTAAGTCAGCAGAAAGTGAAAGGATTTTTGATTCCACTTCTGTGGCGTCTAAACCTTCTGTCGGTTGGTCTTTAAAACCCAATGCCATTAAAGCGGCTACACTTAAAATGATTTTTTTCATGTTATCGATTTTTAAATTTAATTCGGGATTTTTGATGCTAGGAATAATTGAAAGGCTTAGCTCTTGGATTTCTTTTTCGTCCATAACTTTACCGTCTTCATGCATAAGCCTCACGGAGTTTGCATTTGATGGAACAGGAACCACAGACACTTCAACAAGCTCACATTTGGTTAAGAAAACTTTACCGCCAATAACGGATAAGTTTTCACGGTCAAACACAATACCCATTGAACAGGCATTGATAAACCCACGCTCTACCTTGCCACCAATAATAGCTGCGTCTTTGTCTTCGGTGTCAAACTCAGGTAATCCAGTAAGGATTGCACCTTCCTTTTTTACATCGTTCCATTTTCCGATAACATTCCAGTTGCTGTTCCAGTGATCTGATAACATAACTGGGTTTTTCATAAATCGAGTTAAATCAATACCTTCAGTTAGGATTGAAAATCCGTAACTATTCTCTTGGTTTTCGTCGTTAAAAATGAACGCTTTTAATGGACTTGGTTTTGGCATCTTCTTTCAATTATTACTTAGCTTTTTATCGCCTTTTGAGATGACAAAGTTTAGTCAGATAGATTTCTTAAAAAAACCAAAGTGCGGAAGTCGAACGCTTGTGTTTGCAGTAATTACAAAGTTGTAAAGCTATTAAACGACTGTTTTTTAAAAGTGGGTATTTTTTGGAGTTTTGGGGTAAATATTAGAAGTATGGCAGTTAAAAAACAAGTCGAAAGAGACCTCGCAAAAATCTTATTTGTGAATGAAGGCGCAAATCAAAAGGAAATTGCAACCCGATTGGGAGTATCTGAAAAAACCATTGGCAAATGGGTTAAAGATGGCGAGTGGGAAAAGCTTAAGGTTTCAATGTTGGTTACTAAAGACAACCAGTTAACAGCTCTTTACAGACAATTAGAAAACTTAAATACTGAGATTTCAACCAGACCCGTTGTAAGGGATATTCCAACAAAATTATTAAGCCCAATTAAGTTAAGAGATGCGGACGGAGAGGAACGCTTGGAAATGCCTGTTTATAATGCGGAAGATTTCCCAATTAAGATTGGAAATTTCCCAACCTCAAAAGAGGCGGACATGATTAGCAAATTAACAACTGCAATCAAACGCCTTGAAACTGAAACTAATATTGGAGAGACCGTTGAAGTATCAAAGCAACTTATCCAGTTTGTGCGCTCAATTGATGCCCCGTTTTCAAATCAACTTCTTAAATATTGTGATTTATTCATTCAAGACAAAATGAAATAATGGCAAAACAAACCGATAAATTATACTTAGAAAAATGGAACGAATTTAGGGACAACACCCTAAAGGCAACACCCGTTGACCTAACTGAGAACGTATCACAAAAAGCCAAAAGAATAGCCCATTTAGAGGCTAATCATGAAGAGTGGTTTAAGTACTACTTTCCAAACTTTTACACCGCAGAACCAGCACCATTTCATAAGAAGTCGACAAAACTTGTACTTAACAACCCCGAGTATTATATTGTTCGCTCTTGGTCTCGTGAGCTTGCAAAATCGGCACGTACAATGATGGAGGTTTTAAACTTGGCTTTAACTGGTAAAAAGAAAAATATTTTACTTGTTTCGGCAAGTTATAACGATGCAGAGC